ACGGTTTAACAAGAATTTCCTTAAAAGGTCACGAAGGTTACTCGTTTATCGACGCACGTTCATATCCTAAGTCAGCAGATACCGCTACCATGGCCGCCAGCCTTGCAGGACTCCACAACGACAACCTAGCCTTCTTCATCGATGAAGGGGGATCAATCCCTGACGCCATTTACAATACCGCCGATGCTGCCCTGTCAGGGGGAGATGGCCCTAGAAAGAGAGCAAGACTTGTCACAACCGGAAATCCAGAGAAGCCTGAAGGAACTATTTACAGGGCTTATAAAGAATCCCTCAAAGAAGAAAAAGATCGCGATCCTGAAATGCCCGAATGGGCTGTCTATAGAGTTACAGGTGACCCCCTCGACCCTAAACGCGCTCCAAGAGTTGACATCAAGTGGGCACAAAGTCAGATCAAGCTTTATGGAAGAGACAATCCATGGGTTAAAGTTAACGTGCTATGTGAATATCCAGACGTTGCATCTGATAAGCTCCTTACTGAGGAAGAAGTCGACGCCGCAATGAACCGCACTATTGAGCAGCGAGAAGTAGTTCGTGCTCAAGTTCGCTTAGGTGTCGACGTTGCCAGAGGTGGTATCGATGACTCTGCCATAGTTCGACGTCGTGGATTAAAGGTTTACCACATTGAAGCACAGCCTTCTTCCCTTACAGGGCCGGAATTATCTGGAGTCATTCAAAAAATTGTTAAGGAGCATAGAGTTGAAAGAGTATTCATCGACAACACTGGTGGTTACGGTGGATCAGTTATTGACAATCTTAACCTCGGTACAAAATTCATCTACGTTACCCCCGTGGTGTATAACGCCAGTGCGCAGGATAAAGAGAGATTCGCTAATCGTCGAGCTGAAATGTATGTCAGAATGCGTGATTGGATCAAAGCAGGTGGGTGCCTTCCGAAAGATCAAAAACTAAAAGAAGAACTCCTTGCACCTGAGATCTGGTTCCTCGGGAATAAGTTTCAATTAGAGGATAAGGCCCAAATTAAAATTAAGATCGGCAGGTCTCCGGACAGAGCAGATGCCTTGGCACAGACCTTCTGTGACGTCGAAGAAGAGGGAGAACAAGCGGAATATCAAGATGATCCATATGGTCAGCAAAGACAATTCCGAGGACATGTATCTGACCCACATAGTCAGTCGGCGAGCGATTATCGACAGGAATATAATACAAACCATCATAGTTCTTAGCTTTCTTTTTAATTAAAAGGCGGTTAAGCTTTGTGAAGGAGATTACATTATATGGACCCAATAACAGCAGCTCTCATCATTGGAATGGTAGTATCTACAACTTCAGGCATGAATGCAGCGGCCCAACAACGGAATGAACAGAAGCGTGCTCAAGCAGCACAAGAAAAACTTCGTGTGGATTCTGTCCGAGCAGAAGTGGGGATGCAACAACAAAAATCGGGGTTGGCACTTGGAAATGCTGCAAACAGAAATAAAGGTACATCAATGCAACCTTCCTTCGCTTCTGCGGCATTAACAGGCAACCAATCAAGTAATACCCCAATGGCCGCAGGTGGCTCATCAGGAACTTTTTAAAAATAAACAGCATTAAATAATACGAGGTAACTTATGGCCGTTAAAAGATCAATGAAGAAAGCAAAGGCAGCCCCGATTAAGCGCTCAATTAAAAGAGCATCCCCTGTGGATGAATTCATCGACGCTGATGTAGGCAAAGCGGAGATGGCAGATATTAAAGCACAGGAAGAAGTGGAGGCAGAGATAGGCATAGAAAGTCCCGATGATGATATGGGGGGTTTCCACCAAGCACCATTAAGGCCTGAACAACAGGCAGAAAAAGATGCCCTAGAAGGCTCGAATGCGGCGGCAATGGTTAGCAATAATTCCCTAGAAGTAAGACAGTCTATCGCAGATAGAGTGCGCGGCTTTCAGGAAAGAAATAAAAGTAAAGCTTCTTATCAGGAATTTATGGCCCTTTCACCTGAAGAGCGTGCGGTAATCCTTGATGAAGAGCAGAAAGCAAGTAAAGCTAAACGCGGAAATAAGTAAGGATTACAATGACACCAAAGCACTTATATGATTTAGGCGAATGCGAGAATCTTAGAAAGTACATGATGCAGCTTCGTGACCCGTATCTTCCTAACTGGAAGACTCAGGCGAAGTTTCATGATCCTAAGAGATACATGGATGACCCGGATTCCAGGGATACTGCCGCGATTCTTCGCGCTCGTGATATCCTAGATAACACGGCAGGATATGCAAAGAGAACATTCGTCGCCGGAATGATGAACGGATCGACGTCTCGCGCTCGTCCATGGTGGACACTTAAGGAACTCGACGAAGAAGTAGACACGGCGACTACACAGAAATACATTGCCAGAAATGTTAATCAGCTTAATCAGTTGTTTCAAACTTCTAACCTATATAGAACTCTTCCAACATCGTATGGGGATTTAGGGATTTTCTCTAACTCTGCTTTCTCGATGCTTCCTCATAAGCTGAATGCTTTTATCTTTAAGAATATCCCAGTAGGCTCTTATGCCTTCTTGACGGATTCAGAGGGTATGGCCAACACGTTTGTGTGGGACTTCACTATGACCATTCGCGAAATGGTTGAAGAGTATGGAGTTAAAAGAGGCGGGAATGTTGATTGGTCAAATTTTGAACCATGGGTAAAAGATGCCTACTCAAAAGGTGAATATTATAAAATAGTTCAACTATCGATGCTGGTACTTCCAAACCCCAACCCAGTGCCTAATTCATTGATGCCTCAATTTGCCATGAACTTCCAAATGTATGTTTGGATTCGTGGAGTGGGGAGCTCGCCAAA